CGGTTTTGCGTCCATCGTTGGTATGACTGGGTTTTTTGCGTCCGCCCTAGGGTCATTTGCGTCCGCCATCGCTGAGACTGCCCACCAGCACTGCGTTCTTTGCGTCCGCCCCATAAACTGCGTCCTCACCACCACCAGAAATGCAAGAAATCAAGATTCGCCTCCACCCGACTGACCTGGAGAGGCTCAACACTGAAGCCGCTGCTGCTGGCACCAACCGCACGCAGCTGATTCGTGATCGTGCGTTGGCGCTACCGACCGTTGCAGGGTTGAACCCGGTGGCGTACCATCAGCTCGTTGCCGATGCCGCTGCTTTCATGCGCGGCGACCTCAGCCGGCATCACGTTGAATCCCTCGTTGCTTTTGTTATCGCTCGCCTTCATGAAACTGCTCGCAACTCAAGCTGATCTCAACGCAGCACTGCGCACCGTGGCGCGTGCTGTATCCAGCGGCAAGACGCATCCGATCCTTGCAGGTGTATTGCTCACCGCCACCGATGACGGCAAGTTGGCGCTCACCGCTTACGACCTCGATCTCGGTATCACCACCACCATCACCGCCGCAGTAGAAAAACCCGGCTCCGTGGTCGTACCGCATCGCCTGCTGTCCGAGATCGCCGGCCGCCTCAGTGACGCTGTATCGCTGGCGCTGGATGGCAACCGCTTGCAGCTCACTGCCGCTGGTGGCTCCTACAGCCTCTCCGTGGCCGCTGCGGATGACTTTCCCGGCCTTCCGGCTGTGGATGCCGCTGCAGGCGCTCCTGTGGCCCTGCAGGACGCCCTGAGCGCTGTGCTGCCTGCCGTGAGCCATGACGCAGCCAAGCAGCTGCTCACGGGCGTCCATGTGGCCGCTACAGGCGGCTCCATGGCGCTGCAGGCCACAGATGGCCATCGCCTTGCCGTGCGCACCGTGCCGGCCGAGCTGGAGCTGGATGTGGTCGTACCCGGCCGGACGATGGCATTGCTGCGTGAACCGTGCACCGTCACCACCGACGGCCATCACGTCAGCTTCAGCGCCGGCACCACCACCATCACCAGCCGCGTGCTCGATGGCCGCTACCCGGACGTGCAAGCCTTGGTGCCAGCCAAAAGCAGCCATGAGGCAACCTGCAGCCGCGTGGCACTGCTCCGTGCACTGGAGCGGATTGCTGTGATCGCTGACAGCCACAACAGCATCGCCAAGCTCAGCAGCGGCAAACTCACCGCCGAAGCTGAATCCAACAGTGGCGCTGAAACCATCGCCCTAGATGGCAAGCTGCCTGATCTGGCCTTCAATGTGCACTACCTGATCGACGGCGTAAAAGGCTTCACGTCCGACACCATCACCATCCGCGCCAACAGCTCAACTACCCCAGTCGTGCTATCTGATAGTGATTCTGCTAACATCTACCTTGTAATGCCTGTGCAGATTAGATCGTGACATCATTAGGCGATCTTAAGTTTGATCACAAAAACGCCCGTAAGCGTACAGATCGCTCGTCTAAGTTGATCGCCGAATCACTGCAGCGTTACGGCGCTGCACGTTCTATTGTCATTGATGAAGAGAACCGCATCCTTGCGGGCAACGGCACCATCGAAGGCGCCAAGGCAGCAGGCATCAAGAACGTCCGCGTCATCGAAACAGACGGCAGTGAAATCATCGCCGTCAAACGCACCGGGCTAAGCGAAGACGAAAAGGTAGGACTTGCGCTGGCTGATAACCGCACCAGCGATCTGTCCGACTGGGATAAGGACATGCTGCAGCAGCTCAGCAAAGAGCACGACGTAGCGCCGTGGTTTGAGTCGGAGGATCTTGCCTCAATTATTGGCGATGCTGTCACTGAGATTGAAATGCCTGACCTGCCATCAGGCGACCGCGAACCGATCCAGCAGATGACCTTTACCCTGCACGATGATCAGGCTGAGATCATTAAAGAAGCAATCGAAAAAGCTAAAGATATTGGACCATTCGCTGACACGGGAAACGAAAACAGCAACGGCAACGCATTGGCTAGGGTTGCTGAGCTGTTTCTGAGCTGGGGCGGTGATCATGGCCTCAGCTAAGGATCTGCGAGTGGCGCCGATCAGGGCGGCTGATGCTCGCCGCTTTATCTCGCGCAACCACTACAGCGGCAAAGTGGTGAACAACAGTCAATTGCACTTTGGCGTATTTCTAGATAAACGCCTTCAGGGCGCTATGCAGTTTGGCCCATCAACCGATAAAAGGCGAACGATTAGCCTGGTCTCCGGTACGAAGTGGAACGGGTTTCTAGAACTTAACCGCATGGCATTTAGCCAGCTTTTGCCCCGAAACTCTGAAAGCAGAGCTATTGGCGTAGCACTCCGCATCATACGAAAACACTACCCCGAGATCGAGTGGATTTTGAGTTACGCAGATGCAACACAATGCGGAGATGGGGCTATTTACCGGGCAAGCGGATTTGTGCTAACTAAGGTCGAAAAAAACACGACGCTTTACCGTATGCCCAACGGCGAAGTTTGCGCGCAGCTGACCTTTGCCGATGGTCACAAAGGAGGCGGCGCTGCGAAACGGAGACATGGGTACAGGGAAGGCGAAGGGCCGAGTCGCTTCCTTAGGCGCGTGAACGCGGTCCCCATCCCCGGCTTCCAGCTCCGCTACATCTACTTCCTGAATCCAGCCGCACGCGAACGGCTGACGGTGCCGATTCTGCCATTCAGCAGGATTGCCGAGATGGGTGCGACCATGTATCGTGGAGAGCGTACGCGTCCGAAGCAGGCGACTCCCGAGACCATCGGTGAGGCGGCGGGGCAGCACCGACCCGGACGCTCCAATTCACAACCGGAGGCGATCTAATGGCCGACCGGCGCGGCACCAAACAAGAGACAATCGACCGCGCTAACCGCTTTGCTCGCATCATTGCAAACGGTGGCCGTAGGTCGGACTGCATTCGATTTGCCGCAGAAAACTGGGGGGTTGGCCCACGCTCCTGCGACCAGTATCTGAAGATTGCTCGGGATCAACTCAAAGCCGATTGGGACATCGAACGGCCGCAGATGGTGGCTGATCTACTGTCGCAATGCGCGACGCTGCAGATGGAAGCTAGGCGAGCTGGGCAGTATCACATCGCTCTAGGCGCAATCAACACCGCCGCTAGGCTCGCGCAACTCTGCTCATGAGCATCCTCGCTGCAGCGCGCGGAGGGCATGTACTGATGCAGCTCAACCACGGCGGTGAGTTGATTGATGTGAACGCCCTGCTCGATCGCATCCACGGTGACCTGCATCCAGGGCAGCTGGCGTTTGTTGCTGACCACGAGACGCAGATCATCGGCGTGAGTGCTGGCTATGGCGCCGGCAAGACGCGAGCGCTATGCGCCAAGGCGGTGACACTGGCTGCCGCTAATCAAGGCTTCATCGGTTGCGTGATGGAACCAACCGGCCCGCTGATCCGTGACATCTGGCAAAACGACTTTGAGCAGTTCCTGGAGTCGTACGACGTGCCGTACACCTTCCGCGCGTCACCACTACCGGAGTACATGCTCCACCTGCCCGGCGGTGACACCAAGATCCTGTGCCGCAGCTTTGAGAACTGGTCGCGGATCATCGGCTTGAACCTCGCGTGGGTGCTGGCTGATGAGATTGACACGGTGGCACCGAGCATTGCAGACAAGGCATTCCCCAAGATCCTTGGCCGCTTGCGGTCGGGCAATGTGCGGCAGTTCGGTGCTGCATCAACGCCTGAGGGATTCCGATGGTTGTGGAACACCTTCGCGAGTGATGACGCCAAGTCGCGCACCGATCGCAGGCTGATCAAGATGCGCACGGCAGATAACCCACACCTGCCGCCTGATTTCATCGAACGGCTAGAGGCGAACTACGATCCAAAGCTGCTCAAGAGCTACCTGCTGGGTGAGTTCATCAATCTCACTACCGGCTGCGTGTATGACCGCTTCGACCGGAGTAAGCACATCTATACCAAACAGCTGGACATCAGCGGCGAAGCGCTGCGCGTTGGGATTGACTTCAACATCGGCAACACCAACGCCGTGATAGGCGTGCGCATTGGTGATCGCGCTGTTGTGGTGGATGAGATCACCGGGATGCACGACACTGACGCGCTGGCGCAGGAGTTGCGGCGGCGTTACCCGCAACACAAGGTGTATGGCTACCCAGATGCCAGCGGCGGCAATCGCAGCACCAACGCAACGCGGACCGACATTCAGATCCTGGAGTCCTATGGCATCA